CACGCGTTTACGTGTGTCCCAGCCTGAAATAAAACTACTCCAAGTATTAAGTGGAGACATCGCCCCTACGTCCATTATACACCATGTCTAATCCTGCACGTGCCCCTAAAGGGTCCCTGACTGCTGCTCAGATTCGTCTCAATGCCATGCCCAGTGGGTACATGATGTATGACGACTCTGAAGGGTACCTTCGTGGACTGAAGAGGTTGAAGACCCTTGAAGGACAGCAGGAAATGCTGTTTGGATTGGATATGTCGCCTAGAGACACCTTCATATTGAGTAAGGTGGACTCTGTGGACACTCGGGTGCTTAGCAAGGTGGGTCCGGCTATGGCGCTAGCGCCAAAGGGACCCACCGTGCTACGCATCAGGTCCAAGTACGGCCGTGAGGCCGCGCAGGCTGCATATGTGGAGATGCCCTGGTATCACACCACCGCCGCGTTTTCTCAACCCGGTGTGGAGAAGCGGGTGACGGGCTACTTCTACGCTTCAGGAGGAGCAGAGATGACATTGGGCCGCATAAAGGCGGCGTACCCCCGGACGGGTGCGGTGGTGGCCAAGCCAGTCACCAGGGAGGAGGCGAGGGAGGCGCTTATACGCAGTGGGCTGGGCAAGATCAGCACCTTGCCCGTGCATGCTTTACGTCCCTATCCCATTTTGGATAGTGGCGGTGAAGTGTGTTTGTCCGTCAACAAGCACGCCAGCAATGGATTTCCGGTGGGAGGGAACCTTATGGATCCTGACGCCGTGTCCAAGGTTCTGGGTCTTGTTGCCTCCATAGAGGGGGAACTGCGGGGCAAGTCCACCGACCAGGTGACGGCGTGGTACCGAAGAATGCAGACCGAGGCTCCCCACCTCGTTGCCTGCATGGGGAAGGCCAAGAGTCACCATTACTCCATGGCCAAGATTGAGGGGCACAAGTTGAGATTTTACAACGTTGTGGGCCGTCAGATTGCCTTGCTTATTCAGCAGGGCACCCAGGTGTTGGAGGGATACTCCAATCACATGCTGGAAGACAAGAGAGTTCGCACCGCTCAAGGAGTGAGCCTGGTCAGAGGGGGGGCGGAGGCACTGGTTCAGCAGCTAGACGAACAGCTTGCTGAGACGGGATTCGCCTACTCCCATGTGGGAGATGATTCGTGGGTCATCGTGCGCAGCGGGGAGGACGTGATTATGTTCTCCCTAGACTGCACAAACTTTGACCTCACCCAGCACTCCGACACCATGGCCGAGATACATTTGGCGGTACGAGATGTGCTGTCCAAAGTCTCTCCTACGTCTGCTGGACTGTGGTATGGGCTCATGCGAGAGCGGCTGGTTGTTACCAGTAGCTCTCTGGTGCGCCTGTGGAAACACGCTGGGCCCTCAGGATCTCCCATGCAGTCCAAAGTCAACGACATGCTCATGGACGTCCTCCTCCAACGTATGGAGGCGAGGAGGGATGAGGTGTTATGGGGCTATGATGAGGAGATGAGTAGCTTCGTGTTCCGGGAGGGGAAGAAGCTGGGACTGGAGGTGCGGGTGGAAAACCTGCGCACCGTTCGTGCGGCCACTCTACGGGACGCCTTGCACCAGTTCCCCTTCCTATACATTGGGTACTACTTCTATGGGGAGATGGGCAAGATCAGCGTAATAGCAGATCTGCCGCGTTCTCTCTCACAGATGCAGTACCCACATTCAGGGTGGGAGAAGAGCAAGGACGTGCTGCAGGTTAAGGAGGCCATGCGGGTTGGTGCTATCCTCATAAATTGGGGGGTGCCGCCCAAGGTTCTGGAGCCTGCCTATAATGCCGTCCGCGCGTATGGTATGGTGCTACTGGAGGACTGCATTACCGCAGGCCTCACAGTAAAGAGTGACATCCTCCTCTGGGCCATGGATCATGGTCCAGGGGGGGCTACACTGGAGCCAACTCTGAGAGGGATGAGAGATGCACTTTCCAGAGACCCGCGGGAGCTGTGGAACACCCGAGACGTGCCTCTTCAGTCTCAGTCGCGCTGGGTGTCAGTCACCTGGGCCGATGAGATGGATGAGGAGGATCAGTCTGAGGTGGTGAGGCTCACGGGGAAAGATCTGCTAGAGGTGCCTGCGGCGGGACGTCTGCCGAAGCGCGCGTTGATTGGGGCACGTCCCCCCCCAACCCATCCTACTACAGGAGCCAATGATGGCCGTCCAGCTCCCACCTCGCGGTGGGCGCCCGATAAGCCTCCAGTGGCCCATGTGGAACGGATGTCTGCCAGAACACGTCGTAGGGACGGATTGCTGGCGCGCGCCTTCATAGAGGAGCAGAACGAGCTGTATGACTACAGCGACTCAGATTGAGAGAAACCAAAAAGGTCCGGTCAAGATGTCGTCCGTTAACGATCACCTGGTATGCCCACGCAGGGGAAATTAAGCTGCGAAATCGCCATCACATCACTCTCCAGTGGTATCTAATATGTCTAAGAAGAAAGTTAATTCTAGTAAGAACAGTAAAGCCACAAAAAATGTTGCCTCTATGCGTAATAGAAGGAATGGTTCGTCTCGGCAGCCAGGTATGTCATATGGTGGCCCACTCTCTCATCCCGCTTTGCAGAAGTGGGACCGACTGTTGCGAGACCCCTGTGGCGCCGACCTTTGTAATGCCCCCTATGCTGGAGTTGCCTCCGGATATCTTATCCGAACCGTCGACGTGTACCCAATTGTCATCACCGGACTTACCGGTCTTACATTTGGAGCCATTTATCCGGCAGACGTGCACTTCCAGTGGTCCCCTTGGAATGCCAGTCAGAGTACCGGAATCGTCTATGGAGCCGGTCAGGCCTCGGGCGCTTTCACCTACTTCAGTAAGGGGTTTAGCAACTTTGTCACAACGGCCACTGGAGCTGTCAAGCACTATCGACCTATTGCGAGTTGCCTCAAATACGTCCCCAATGGGCCGTACGCCACGCGGCAAGGAACTCATGTTAGCGGCTACAGCCCTGGTCTTGCGTTCACGACCTCCGACACCGCCTCAGACACGAATATTGTCTCGCTCAGTCAACGCACGGTCGCTGTTGGATCTGAGTGCCACGAGGTGAGGTGGCTTCCTACCGCAGTAGACGAGAACTGGACCACTATCACGGACACCAATAGCCGCAACGTAGGATCCATTTTCATGGGTTTACTCAACGTGGATGCCACTGCGTCTAGTGCCACCACCTTGTCCGTTAACGGGTACATTGAGGTGGTCACTGCGTGGGAGTGGACTCCGTCCACCAACACCTCACAAGCATCCATCACCCCTCGGGCTCCCCTGCCGTACACCACCAATCAGTTGCTCTCCACTATTGGAGATCTTGGTGCGTACATTTTTGAGGGTGTGAGGACGGGGGGAGTGATGGGTGGGATAATTAATGGTGGCCAGCGAGCAATTCAGCGAATGCTCACTGGAGGAGTATCCATGCAGACCAACCGTGGATCGGCTATGCCAATTGCCTACTGAGACGCTAGATGTCCTAACGCTCTGGCACCTCTCACGTGAGGTTAGCATGCATGTTAATACATGCCTGTCAACCTCACGTGATTGCTGCCACGGCGGGACATTTTCACTCACATAGTAGATGGCGCGGCCCACATTAGGTGGTGCAGCCCACAGACTGGCTTACTGTATATATACACAAGACTGGGCCAACGACGGGAACCTATAGTTCACCGCGCCCGTTAGTAAGTGGTACCTTAATTAAGTGCAAGCGCTGCCTGGTCACTACACGACTAGGAGATCGGAGCAATACCGACCAAATACTGGAG